GAGGATAAATAAAATAATTTTATTATATAACAATAAATGAATGATTATTGTTATACATATGAAGTATTAAAAAGTGGTCGGCCTATGTTTCCGATGATTGATTGTGTCTACGTTATGATAATGAATAATTCGAAGTATGAGGAGCGTGTCCGTGAACAACTCGCAAAATATCCGCTGGGACAGCGGATTCTTCTTCAAAAGAACGCCGGATTTAAGCGTTGTCGGAAGTCAATTGCGCGACAGGACACAATCGCTGATTTAGTTGACAGCAATTACACTTTTTTGATGAACGCAATCCAAAACAATTATAAGCGGATTCTAGTATTAGAAGAAGACTTCATAATTAGTCCGAAGTTGGGTGATAAGGATGTAATACACGATATTCAATCATTTTTAACAGTTCATGAGCCGGAGGCTTTATTATTGGGGAGCGTCCTTTGGAGAACAGGCGCAATGGTCGAAAATTTTAAAGAAGTCGAAATAAAATTGGGGGCTCATGCCATTATTTATAATAACGTTGGGATTCAGAAATTGTATGATTTAATCACGCGGAAGATGAATACTGCGATTGATATTGATATTTTGACAAATGATTATTTAAAAATGTATTCATATAAATTACCTCTTATTATTCAAGTTTATGGGGGGACGGAAAATCAAAAAAATTGGGGGGTACATATTCCGGATAAAAAAAAGAGGGAGCGCTCTGTTAAAATGTACTTGTGGTTATTGGGAACATTGGGGTTCAGTGATGAAAAAAAAATATGGGATGCGTATGATTTAAACTATAAGGTCCATTTCGATGGAAAATTTGTTATATTACAAATTATACTGAATTTCATAAGTTATTATAGTAATAAATATGGGAATAAATAAAAATTTAAAAATAATTTATTATAATAAATTATTTTTCAAAATGCGTAATTGTATTTTTATTATCAAAGTAAAAAATTGATGGTAAAAATAAGCATAATTTATGTCATTTTGATTAACCAAATTAAAGAAATGGATCAGACTACTGTATTAAATGCATTGACCGCCGCTTTACTCGCAGCATCAGTTTCAAACGTGATGACTATATGCGAAAACTTCGCAAGAAATCTCATGCGTGAAGGAGTGACTGAACTCGATGAGTTATACGAACTCTTTCAAAATGATGAAGCTGAAGCTCATCGGATCATGGCGGATGCTGGAATGAACCCGATCCAGCAGAACAAAGTCTTCAGAAATCGTAAGACATCCGCGGCATCCGCAGCACATGTTCAACAACCAGTTCAACTATCAGTTCGAGGGCTTTTTCAACAACCGGTTCAACAACCAGTTCGAGGGCTTTTTCAACAACCGGTTCAACAACCGGTTCAACAACCAGTTCGAGGGCTTTTTCAACAACCGGTTCAACAACCAGTTCGAGAACCAACTGGACCAAGAACCTTTTACGCATTTGATTGCTCTTATTCGGTGAACCAAGAACGGAACTATTTCAGATACATGATGCAGTTGTTTAACAAATCAAATCCGAATGAAAATAATATTTTCATCAGATGGGATACGGAATCAACTGTTTGCACGAGAGAACAGTTTCAAACGTGGATCCAATCGAATAAAGGATACGATGGAACGGAGCCAGTGTGCTTTGTGAAAGACATTCCCACTTCATTCGGTGAGAACGACACTTTTGTCATTGTGACTGATGGTAAAATGAATAATAAGGAGGATGCCCCTCACTTTATTAAGACCCTGAATGAAAAGTTTCCGATTGGACACAAGTTCAAGAAGATACAAATCTACTTCATCAGTACTGGTGGAAAAATCGATGATACGATTCTCTCAGGTTTTACGAAGTTCGATTGTGATTTTCACATGAAACACATCGATTCCAACGGAAATATCAGCAAACAGCTTGATATCAACTTTTACCGTATCTTCGATACTCTTCGTGAAATGAAAAATCTTGGGGAGTTTACTCCTGAGCTTGGTGATGCGATCCATAAGTTTGCACTTGGTCTTACTCAAACGAGTGACGTTGTTATTCGCCTTCGGAGTGAAATTCGGAGGCTGAAGACGATGTTTCAACAAGAGCTGGACCGAAGCAATTGTGGAAATCCTGAATTGAATGCGTTTACTGATGAACTCATGAAAAAAGAACCCGATTTTTCACAACTAATGAGTTGTGTCAAGTCGGTTACTAGCAAATTTCATCAAGAGCGAGATTCTAGTGGAAATCCATTAATTCATCTTGTACAGACTGAAACCAAGCTTGTGCTAGATTTGCAGAATTACGACATCAAAGCTGGACTGCATAATTCATCCGCAAATGGACTGTCTGGTTTGGCAGCTGAAAATGCGAAAGAAGAAGAAGCGCCTGTGGTTGACCTTGCTGACGAGTTCGATTTTGTCTTTGTCCCTGCTCCAATGGAAGATGATAGTATCATTGTTCCAATTGCGAATGATGACAAACAACAAATCTTACCCGAAGGGAATTGTAAGAGATTAAAGGATTTTCCTTTGTCTCTTCCCGTCAAAGACGATCACATTTTGCCCCCGATAGAATCTGGAGTGTTCAATGAAATGGTGAAAGGATCCTCAAAAGGTACTCTTTTACATCCATCTTCCAAAGTCCAAATGGAAATTGTTGGCTTTCGAATGTTTCAGGATGGATCAACTGATGATGCGAAACAGCTTGTGATCCAGCACAATGACTGGGTCATTGCGAATGTTTTGTTCAAGGGAAAAAAGATTGGTAACTCCAACCTTTTCTACTTCTGTTTTGCTCTCAGAATGTTGTCAGTATCATTTCTTGAAGAGTATCGTCCTCAAATCGTCGAAGAAATCAGATGGAGGTTGCAGAAATCGATGACTTGCGCAACTTTGTGCGGTCCATCAACTGAGTTTCCTCACGATGAGATGAGCATTCAGAATGCTCTTGTTTTCACTGTTTTATCTGCGTGTCTGTCTGAAACATCTAAGCAGAACCCGCTTTTGATGCACATTTCATACCTGTGGAAGATCAAGAAACTCTTGGAGATTTCGGAAATCAGATTACCCAAGGAAGTCGAGAACCATTTGGGTCTTATTCAGACTGGGATGAAGATGCTTAGCGTCAACAAAGACAACCAAGCAAACAACAAGGGACAAATGAAGTTGCTTGGATATCGGAACCTTATCGGATGGAAAACCATTACGGTCGGTGGATTCTATTATTCGACTGGTGATCGTTTGAGTGAGGAAGAACAAGCCGAACAAAACGAGACTATCAAAGAGATCTTGAAAAAACAAGAACTTATGGGATTTCCGATTGGAATCGATTTGTTTTGCTCCTTGTATGACTTGTTCATCAATCAGCAGAATGACTTTTTGACCATGCCGCATATCCCATTTGGATTACAGATTGTTGTGTCTCCTCGCAATTTCAAGGTGTTTACTTACAGCGACAGGGAACTTCACAAAAGTATCATTGAATCCATCAAGGGTAAGAAGTCCGACGCCTTGCCATCATTCGAGAATATTTGTTCGACGATCGGCAAGAAAAATTCAGAGTTTCGGCTTACAAGTGATGTTTGGGATGAATTGGTTGCCAATGAACTGAACACAGATGAAAAGATTGTTTCATTTTGTGGAAGGTATGCTATCAACACACGTGATGTTTTTAGTCTTGATAAGAAAGGTAATCCATGGTATTTTACTCCACGACCTAGTGCTAATTCAACTATTGGACGGTCACATTGGAAACAGCATCTTGCGTGGCTTGATAAAAACACTTAAACGTAAGAACAATTTGTTCTTTTTTCAAATATTTTGAAAATTATAATATTATATAAATATATATGGAAGCTGGTAAAAAAGTAAATTTAAAAAAACATGTATCAGATGAACGTAAAAAACATAAAAAAGCAGTAAAAGAAATCTGTCATGATAAGAAGTGCGAGAAAAAAGTTCATCCTCCAACGCGTATTCCATTATCGGATGACCATGTTCTCTCTCATTTTGGATATTCAGAACTTAAGAAAATGTCTTCTATTGCACGTCATCGGTCATTAGTTAGCGCGATTAATTCATTGCGTCATCATCACGGAGAACACAGTGCACTTATTACAATCATACACGAACTTGTCGCAAGATACAACTTATTACATAAAAGAACTCCGGACGTTGCGGAAATTATGAAGCGGGATTCAGAGTGGGTGTCCGGATTACTTGAAAAATGGAAACGCGCTCATACCAAAAAATAAAATTGATGGTAAAAGCAACTCTAAATTTATAGTTAACCCAATTCTAAAATGTCAATATTACCAGCGAATGCTAAAAAACATTTAGACGAATTGTCTGAACCACAAAGAACTTCAATCCGAACTCGGATTGGAAATCGCCCTGTTGCAAACCAGTTTATCATAGGAAATGGATTCATCTATTTTTTGAATGATGACCAGCTTGTTTGTGTCAAACTACAAGAAAAAAACGGAGTTTATCAATTATGGTTTAATTGTCGAATTATTGAATTAGACAGCACGACCGGAAAATGCTTCATTGTAGATTTTAATAGAAAATGTCTTGAATACTTTTGTGTTGATGAATTTTTTCAGAATGCGTCCATCAACACACGTTATTCTTTCTTGTATAGGTTGCTTATTCAAGAAAGAATTGATCGTATTGATAGAAAAAGTATACGTTCTTTGCGTATCTTTTTCACAATGCGTGATGTTATTGGGCAAATTGAAAGAGTCGGAAAATCAGTTCTCAAACCACATCCTGATTGTTTGTCAATCCATGAAATGGTTCGAGGAATGAAAGAATTCATTCGTAAAAGATTCTTGACATGTTTTGTAAGGTCTCCTCCGAGTATTTTTCAAACTGCTCTTTTGGAGAATCCATCTCAGAGACCATCGGTGGACGGATTTTACGGAATTCGACTATTTCTCAATTCCGTGTTTAGACGACCATCATTGGCATTTGGCATGATTTCTAAACTTATGCTCAAATTCGTTGGGAAAAAAAGAATGACCGGAGTGTTTCTAAAATGGATTGCGAATGAATTTTTTAGAAAGATGAGTGATTCTATTTCTTTAAATGTCAGTCGGAAGTTTATCGAAAACCCAATCGGTTTCCGACAAGCATCTGGGACAATGGATGAACTCCTTGAATCATGTCGGAAAAGAACCAATCTGCAATCATCAGGTTTTCCAGTTAATTCTGTTACTGGTTGTGTTTCTGTCATGATGTTGATGGACCAACATCGAGTTGAACTTTCTGAAAAACGCCGTGATGAATGGTTTAAGGAGCAACGTCGTCTTGAACAAGAAAAACTTCGAGAAGAACATCAAAAGAAACATTCGATTCAGGAGTTTCGAGGAGGAATTGCGAGAATTAAAGAAGAAGTGTCTCAAGCACAAAAGCGTAGATGCTTCTTGGATGAATTCGCTGATGGAGGAATCGAGATTTCATTGGAATTTGATGAAACGCGGAAGCGTGAACGCAAATTTGAAGATTTTGATGAATTTAATTCATGTCTAAAATTCGAAAAATTTGAATAAATTATTTAATTTATTCAATATTATAAAAATTGATGGTAAAAAATAATTAAATTTATATAAAGTGATATCTTTATATTTTCTGCAATGACTTTATTTGAGTGTTTGAAAAAAAAATTTCCAGAATGCGATGTTTCTTCGGAAAATGGCATGGTCTATGTTAAATCGGGAGCCGAAGTTCCGATTCAACATGAATATCAGTTTGAACTATGGCCAATTCGCCGTGTTGGAATTTTCTCATTCGAGATTGGAACAATCATGGTTCATCTTCTGAATCCTGAATTACCCAATTACAATAACGAAATGATGCTTCTCATCAGTCAGATCTTGACTAACAGAGGCTTATATACTAATTATCGGGGAGACTTTTCTATGCGTCGAGTACTCTTCTTACAAGTTGAGAACCCAGAAACGCTCGAAATATGCGTATCTCAGCTTGGAAGAAGGCATTTTTCAACTGCAAAGATGAACTCAACTTACAAGTTTACCGAAGAAGACATTGTTTCGATTTCGAAATTTGTTGCTGATCCTGAGAATTACGGAATAGGACGTCAGGGGATTTACCATTGGAAGAATTCTACTGAAACACTGTTCGAATGTTACGATAATAAGCTGTTCACTGCGGGACCTTGTGAAACGCCGGAGGACTCCCTTTTTGTGAGGATTACTTCTGGAATTCTTCGATTTTGCAGTCATGTTCAAGAAATGCGTAATATGCGTATTGGTTGTTTGACCGAATACAACATGGCCGCACATATGAGAAAGTCATACAACACGAGTGATCGGTTGGAAAGTGCAAACAAAAAGCGAATTGATGAGTTTTGCAATGTTCATCACGAAACATTCAGTCCAATTTCGCTCCAAGCGAATGATTTTCCTGATGTCGAAGAAGAAACAGGAGATAAAACTCCTTCTCTCGGGAAGCGAACACGAAGTTGCGAGTGAACTTTCAGGTCGATGGCCCAAGAACACTATTATAACTATTAGTATTGATATAAAAATTCCTCTTATTTACATCACACGAATTTAGACTTGTTCGCAAATTATAACAAGCAATTTGCTCCGCAGGTGGAACAAATGGAAATGGAGGGTTGGGGTTGTATGGTTGTCCCGATTTTGGTTTAATGACTGGTCTCTTTGAGGCGTCGGGAATATCCGCGCAACAACCAAAGCCACAAGGCTGATTCGTCTTACCGACGGGGACGCAAGGATTTAATTCCAGCGTTTCTAAATAGCCATAGGCTTTAGGGATAACGACAATTCGGGGGAATTTTTGGACCTGACAAAAAACTGCTTCTTGTGTTCCGGGTTTTGCGATATTACATCCAAATGACATTTAATTTTATAAAGAAAATATAATTATAAATTCTCAATTATAATTATGAATATAAATAATCAATGTTATCGACATGAAAGAATAAGCACACACAATAAATATGATGGTCAGATTATTTTTCCGAACGTTGATATGACATATGTTCTAATAATGGTAGGTTCAAAATATGAGGAAAGAGTTCGCAGACAATTAGAGGATTATCCATTTACGCGGAATATATATCTTCAATGGAATTACGGATTCAAAAATTGTAGTAAACATTTAGCAAAACAAAAAACGGATTCAGATTTATCTGATGCGTATATGATTGCTTTTAATGACGCGATTCAACATAATTATGAAAGGATTCTAATACTTGAAGATGATTTTGTAGTAAATGGAATAACTGATAAAGATAGAAAAAATATATATGATTTTTTGGAAATATATAATCCAGAAATTTTAACACTTGGAAGTTTAATTCTAAAATCGTATGATAAATATTATTTGAATAATAATTTTTTACAAATATATAAAAAAAATGGTACTCATGCTATAATATATAATAAAGATACTATTAATAAATTATACATAAAATTATTCAATGAAAAAATAGATATTGATAATTTAACAAATAAATTATATAAAATATATAGTTATAAATTACCATTGATTATTCAATTATTTCCAAAAACAGAAAATCGTTCAAATTGGCCTTTTAAAAATAAATTTGAACAATTATTCAGTAATTTTATTATTTGGATATTAGGTCTTGATAATGAAAAAAGATATAAAAACACATATAAATTTATACATGACATACATTTTAACAAAAATTATAAAATTCTAAAAAAAATATTGAATAAAATATGTTAGTTATTATATAGAAAATATAATTATAAATTCTCAATTATAATTATGAATATAAATAATCAATGTTATCGACATGAAAAAATAAGCACACACAATAAATATGACAATCAGATTATTTTTCCGAGTGTGGATATGACATATGTTCTAATAATGATCGGTTCAAAACATGAAGAAAGAGTTCGAAAACAATTAGAAGAATATCCATTTTCACGAAATATATATCTTCAATGGAATAATGGATTCAAAAATTGTAGTAAGCATTTGATTACACCGACCGAAAAGAAAAATGAGACAAACTTTCTATAAAAAAATAAAAAATCGTTCAGTTAATCTTTTTGGTGATATAAATGCACTCTTAAAGAGTATTATATTATTTGACGACTACAACCAAATACGATTGTAGTGGTTAGTATATTTTATTGAAACTTATAATCACGCTTATATTTTTCAGGTCTTTCTCCTGTTTCTATATAGTGATTAAATACTTTTTGTATATTTTTACATCCATTCTTATCACGATTGA